TTCTCTGCCAGGTAAATCTCGACCGGATGGCGTGTCGAATAGTTCAGCGTTTTCTCTTTGACCAGCTCGTCAAAGTAGATCGTAGAGGTGCCAACGCTCCCGGCGTCCAGTAACATCTCAGCTATCGAATCATAGAAGTTAGACCGCCTGAAAGAGTGATACATCTCCTCGGCGCACTGCCGGAGATATATCTTGACCTCGCGGATCTCGTTTAGCTCGCGGTTCGATAGTCTGAGCTCGAACCATTCCATTTGAGGCCCCAGCATATGCCCCTGCATCCCGGTTGCCCATATCCGTAAGGCGCTTGTAGGCGTCCCGTCGTATATCTGTTCACCTACCCTTAAACCTGCCTGGATCTCCTGGGTCATAAACTGCCGCCTGGGATGTACCAGGGAGGCAACATCCTCCCATTCGCCCTCCCACTGAATCCGCCGCGTTTCTAAGTCGGATTGAATCTTCATCCGATCTTCTACCAATCGAACCGTGTTTATCGCCATCGCCGTCTCCTCAATAAGTTTTTACCAAGGCCATGCGTCAGCGGATCATAGTCCGATTGCGCCTCGTCGCGTTTCCGTCCTTGCCATCGTGAGCCTTTTATCTGCTCCTTCGGGATGTCCTCTCGAATCTCAGCCGGTTTTACAAGGCGGACCGTCACATACTGTAAGGCATCGTGAGGGTGAGAGAATCGGTTCTTAATGATGTTCGGCAGGAACTCACCCATGATGCTCCGGTTCTCAGGGTAGCAATAACCCCCTAAGAATCCATTTATCGTTCGCGTGCAGGACGGATCGCATAAATACCCGTCTATCCGTGCAAGTTGCTGCTCCACGGACTCGATCCGTGCTCTCAGTCCATTCTCGCTCGGTCTTACATTTACCCCTTCATCACGCATTAATTGTGCGTTGGATGTCAAGCCTCCTTCCTTTCTTGATATGCTATTTTCACCCGCAGGATCGGCCCAGTGATGGATCTGAGCCCCAGGAAAGTCTTGATTGATTTTCTGAATAACAGACCGCGTAAAGTCAACGATCCCCATCCGATCAGTATAGTATTCGCGGAGCTGTTGTAGTCTCATCGCAGACGGGATCTGCAGCAGGACTGCTGCGGGAGTAACACCGGTATTGTCCCAACCCATATACAGCGGTCCGCCTGACCATACGATAGGCTCTTTAGCGACATGGTATTCACGTCTGAAGTTGTTATAGACCGGCTTCCCCTGAATGATGATTCCGGGCTTGCCTTTGATATACATATCCAGCCAGTCGGGATTTGCTGCGTAGTCTACGGCCAGGTCTTTATAGTAACTCCGTCGGAGGTTCTTCTCGTTTTCATATGGCGGCTGCCAGAATCCCTCATAACCTTGAAGCGGTTGTTTATCGGGTATCGGCCCGTCCGGTGTTATCGGTCCTGCTATTCCAGGAGGAGATGTCATCCAGCGGAATTTCCAATACATCGGGTCTTCTACATCAGGAGGGTTTGAGGTCTCGATGCCGAATCGTATTTCGTCTATTTCTGCCTCTGATAATCCTAAGCGGACCAATTCTTCTTTTGCCGGATAGCGCCCGATCCGGTTACGGATCATCAGCTTAATCTCTTCGGCAATTTCGATACTTTCATCGATCCAGTACCCGGTCAACTCTAAGGATTTGAATTGCTTGATCTGATCCGGTCTATCGCATGATCGGAGCAGCAGTTCAACTATGCGGTCACCGACTCGATATGTATAAGTCGATGTTTTGTCAACCCATTTGCCGCCGGGAATCCATGCAAGGATCGTCTGGTAACAGGTGTCCATCAACTCCCGATAGGTATTTCTAATTACACCCCATTTCGTATGTTTGATTCCCAGCTCATCGAACATCATAGCACTTAGATGCTCGATCTCGATCACTCCAGCGGACGTCTTGCCCGATCCAACCGGCCCTACAATAGCGCGGATCGGCGCAATCGATTTGTGAAAGTATGTCATCGTCGGCAGCGGAATGTAATCTTTACCTGTTCGGATCACTTCAGCCACGGGCATTCTTTTTGAATCTCCCTTTCGGTAGATGAATATATAGAATCATCATATCCTCACCGGCTACCTGCTCGGTCATCCCTAACATCCCGGATACTGTTTCTGTGGCTCTCAGTTGCGTGGTGTTGTCCTCGAAGTCCATGAGCGAATGCACGTCCAGTTTGTGCGGCTTCCCCTCGTTGTCTGTGACAACCTCTGTAACGAGTACGGACCTCGAGGTCTTGGCTTCGGTGAGTTCGCGCAACTTCCTGGAAATATAAAACTTATCAAGCCCGGCCTTTCGGAGCTGATACTGCGTATCCTCTAAGCAGTTCTGCTCATAATAATGGATCAATCGCCAGATGGCCGAGATTCTTGATCGCGGTGTCTTTGCTTTTCCGTGTGGATATATTTTAGGATAGATGGTTTGATATGTCAGCTTTTCAACACGGCTCATGACGTAAGCCTGCGCCGCTTTCTCTCGATCAACGGTGTCCTTTATGGGCTTTCTGCCAGGCCGTTTCTTCGTTTCTGTGATAACGTTCCCCTCCCAGGTACGTGTTTATTTGCTAGAATGTATTACTCGTCTTGTTCTGTCTCGAAAACAATAGGCAAATCTTTCCCCTTTGTTAATGCATTACCTTCTACCCCTCCGTGCAGGAGCAGATGTTCAGACAAATACCTATCTATTTTATCCATATTCCACATATCTATGTAATCCCCCCACCATTTCCCAATCATGATTCTTTCTGCGCATACTTTACATTTGATATATAGTCTATCGTTTGCCATTAAATGAATCTCCTCATAAATGTATCATTTTCGCTGGTTATTGTCTATCTTTGCCTCATAGAGGGCTTGTTTAAAATCCTCTTTATCCGTATCGTCAGTGGGATCATATCCAAACTGCTCTCCAAAATCATTTTGTATCCATGCCCATCCCGCCTTGAAGCACGTTTCCTTGGTGCGCTGTATTACTAACGCCTCATCAATATCACTAAATAGATAGTTATGTTTGTTCTTTTCTTCCCTGCATTCCTTGAGTTGGTCGATGAGCCTATCAATTACGCATATAGCCTGTCTTGCTGTCTCTTTCATTACATCAATAGCATCATCTTCGTCCAAATCATAATGAGCTATGATGTGCCACAATTCATTAGATTTTTTCTCCGCTACTTCTATCTTCTTGTCTATCTCATTCATCCACTTTACCTCCTTATTTACACTGAAACTTTGTTCATCTGCTGCCATATCTATAGGATTGTAATAACTCCACGGCCCCAACGTTGTTATGGGCTTCTCATTCATCTCTCATTCTCCTTTGGGGAAGGCGTCAACACATTCACTACACACATAACCTATCCCTGATAATTTTCCAATGGTGGGTTTCCCGCATACACAACACAATTCATGATCTTCCCATTTCGTTATTCCCTCTACCCCATCATCCCATGAGACCTTATGTAGGCACATTCCCGGTTTACCACAATAAACACAAATTGATTCTTCCATAGGAGGAAACGCCGAATCGAACAGCATTAAATTAAAAACTGGTATCTGGCGAACCATCACTTCCCCATAAACGCCTTCATTTTCTCTTTGCCAATCGCCTTCTCATTCTTCTTTTCTGATTCACCGTCATTTGACTATATGATTTGAGGGCTTCTTTATGCGCCTCGCTGTTTTCCCGAAAAACTTTTATCTGTTTCACCATAGAATCTTCAATGCTTAAATGCATCTTTTGTGGAGTATATTCTTCAGGCTTACTTACCAAACCGTCTCTATGTTCTTCTTGCATATTATCTCCTTGGGATTATTTTGCCCGCCGATTCCACGCTTCAATTGCATCCATGTCGCTATCTTTTCTTGATCTCGCACCACATTTCCGACATTCAATTTGCAAATATCCATCTTCGGCATACTCGTCAGCTTCACCACCACAAAACGGACATGGTTTTAGATTATCCATTCAATCCTCCTTAAAATTGCCGGGAGAGAACTCCCTCCCCCGGCTACCTCTTAAACACTGCCGTTACTCAGCCACTATAGGCAGTACGGCACCAAACCTTTAGTCCTTTGCGCTTTTTAGGCGCTCCGCATAGACAGGCCCTCCCTTCGCTTAGGATAGGATAGTATAAAAGTAAACCGTCATACGATGCCTCCAAAGGGCAGAGCGCATGATCGTTTCATCCGCATATTGGCCACGGCGATTGATACGGCGTTTCGTGATCCGGCTTCTCTATGGCCGCCAACGCCGTCTTGATCTTTAACGCCCGGCTTTGCTCTTCGTCCACCTGTTGCCGGATACATAGAGCGCAGGTTGCCAGGCCCAGCCTCATATCGCTCCCGAGCATACAGCCACAGCTCTGGATCAGTTTCCCGCAATGCCAGCACCGGATCTGGTAGTGGTTATTGCAGTATTTTACCCTTGCCTTTGTCAGCATCCCCGTTTCCCCCTTCTTTCGGTATATCCTTCTCAACCTCGGCCAGTGTCTGCTGAATTGCGGCCTCTGCGGTCTTCTTTTGCAGCTCCTTGCTGATTCGTATGGCCTCGTCTACCTTTTTCAGGATCAGCACGTTGAGCTCGCGCTCCATATAGTTCAGCCATTGCCGGATCTCTGGCCGGTCGAACCGTTTATCTACCAGGCGACATTCTATGATTTTCATTCGGCTTTCCTTTTAAATTCAACAGGTTTCATGTGCTGTAATGCACAACTAAAATCACATGTGTCACTGAATTTATGCGGACACTTGCACGTACTTACCTTGATACACTTGAAACATCCATACTTTTCATCTTCTTTCATTCGGCTTTCCTTTTAAATTCAACAGGTTTCATGTGCTGTAATGCACAACTAAAATCACATGTGTCACTGAATTTATGCGGACACTTGCACGTACTTACCTTGATACACTTGAAACATCCATACTTTTCATCTTCTTTCATTCGGCCTCCTCCACGTCTATGATTACCGTTTTGGAATATGTCACTTCCTCTGGAAGCTCGACCCTACCATCGGGATACACCTTGATTATATCATCGGATTTCAAATAGGGTCGCTTGTAATTGGGATTTAAGATTCTGATAACCTTTTTCATGCGACCTCTGTATCGGGAATCGGACACCATGAAGGGATAGGATCGCCCCAGGCAATTTCAGTCGAAAGACTGTTCAGGGCCGGAATGCCATAAACGATTTCATTCGCATGCGCCTTATTATTCTTACAAATTAAAAATGCATTTTCAGATGTTTTGCGCCCCAAGGCCGAATACGGACATTGAGCACAGTTTTCAATTACGATGGTTCTCATGAAATTCTCCTTCCGGTGTTGGATTCTTAGCTTTTTCATTCGCCTGCTCCTTGATTCTTTCCCTTCTGATCTGCCAGAATTCCTCTTCCATGTCGTGCCGTTCATGCCGGTCTATGATATTCCAGAATGTCTCGA